GACCTAATAGCGGTTAAAGAAAGAAACAAGGGGAAGGTTGGTCGTCCTATTGGTGATGCTGGTCGTATTGAAGAATTCAAACAGAGGCTTCTGGCTACAGGCGGCACACGAATATTGGACACAATGATACGAATAGCTCTAGATGACAATCATCCGGGGCAGATGGCTGCAATCAAAATGTCGGTGGACAGAATGCTCCCGATGTCGTCCTTTGAGGCTGCTAAGAATGGTGGCAGCGTTCCGCAGATAAGTATTAATATAACTGGTCTCACATCTCCAACAGTGAATACACAGGATGTGATAGACGTATGACAGCTATGACCTTTGAATTGCTGAAATGGCAGCAAGAGGTGTTCAAGAGCACCATCCGGTTTAAAATTGTAGCTGCTGGTCGTAGGTGTGGCAAGAGCCGCTTGTCGGCGATAACATTGCTCATTGAAGGCTTAAACTGCCCGGAAGGGAGTGCAGTGATGTACATTGCCCCCACCATCGGGCAAGCTCGTACCATTATCTGGGACTTGCTACATGACCTTGGTCGGCAGGTCATCAAGAGCAGCCACGTAAACAACCTAGAAATTACACTAATCAATGGTCGGAAGATACTTGTTAGAGGAGCAGACAACCCTGACTCCCTGCGTGGTGTCTCCCTAACTTACGCAGTCTTAGACGAATGTGCGTTTATTAAACAAGATGTGTGGGAGAAAATTGTTCGAGCCTCTTTGTCTGACAAAAAAGGACGAGCCTTGTTCATCTCTACACCAAGCGGACGCAATTGGTTCTACGATGTTTATAAGCTAGGAAAAGACGAGATTGATGAAGAATGGAAAAGCTGGCACTTCACCACACAGGACAATGAAACCATTGACCCAAAGGAAATTGAAGCAGCCAAGCGTACACTAAGCTCCTTTGCTTTCAAGCAGGAGTATATGAGTTCCTTCGATACAGCCGGAAGTGACGTATTCAAGGAGAACTGGTTTAAGACAGCCCCTGAGCCTAAAGAAGGTGCTTATGTCATGGCCTTTGACTTGGCTGGTTTCGAGGCTGTTGGTGCTTCCGTTAAGAAGCATTTAGACAGNACTGCCATCGCAATCGTCAAGGTGACGGACGATGGTGAATGGTGGGTACGCAAGATNGAGAGTGGTCGTTGGGACATCAAGGACACGGCTACAAGGCTCCTNAAGAACATTAAGGAGTATCAACCCATAGCTGTAGGCTGNGAGCGTGGAATGGCTAGAAACGCTGTTCTGCCCTACCTAACAGACTTCATGCGGAANTACAACACCTACGCACACATCCATGAACTAACCCACGGAAACAAGAAGAAAACAGACAGGGTGGTCTGGGCCTTACAAGGGCGCATGGAGCACGGCAAGGTGTCTTTCAATGAAGACGAAGATTGGGAAGAATTCAAAGACCAGCTCGTTATGTTCCCCACTTCAGGCGTACATGATGACTTGGTTGATGCCTTGTCATATGTTGACCAACTCGCCATTAGCACTTACAACTCAGACTATGAGGAAGAAGAATATGAAACTTACGATGTTACAGCTGGATATTAAATAAGGAGAAAATAATGTCTACATTTCAACTTGACCAAAATAACGTATCACTTGGCATTCCTAGTTTGGGAACATCACAAGTATTTACTGTTACCAACTCTAGTGTGCAATCAACTGCATTTGGGGAAAACACCACAATGGTTCGCTTGTCTTGTTCTTTGGGCCACTGCCACTTTCAAGTTGGCACAAACCCAACTGCGAGCATCACAACATCACCAATGATGCCTAATAATTTTTCAGAGATTATTCGTGTGAGTCCCGGTCAAAAGATTGCCGTTATCAAGGATTCGGGAGTGACAGCTTCCACCTTCTCAGTTACGGAATTAGTATGAAACAGGGTCTTTACAGCAATATTAACGCAAAGCAAGCTCGTATCAAGGCTGGCAGCGGAGAGAAGATGAATAAGGTGGGCAGCAAAGCAGCACCAAGCGCAGCTGACTTCAAGCAAGCAGCTAAAACAGCTAAGAAGAAACCTGCTAAGAAGAGTATGTACTAATGCCTAAAGACCCCAGACTTGATAAAGTAGGTGTCAGTGGTTTTAACGCACCCAAGAGAACACCCGGTCATCCAACTAAAAGCCACGTTGTTGTAGCTAAAGAAGGTGACCAAGTAAAAACTATTAGGTTTGGGCAGCAAGGTGTGTCTGGTAGTCCTGATGGTTCAGCTCGTAACGAGGCTTTTAAAGCACGTCACGCTGCAAACATTGCCAAAGGTAAGATGTCAGCAGCTTATTGGGCTAACAAAGTTAAATGGTGAAGAATATGCAATGCCCTATTGAAACACATGACGTTAAAGCCAACCTGAAGAATAGGGATTGGGCTTTTAAGAACGTAGGCTACGGCCCTGCTAATCCAGAGGCTCCTAATGATACTTTCTGGAATGACAAAGCAAATGAATGGCAAACTGACCTAAAACAGGCTAAAGGAATGAGATGTGGCAATTGTGCTGCTTTCATCCAAACTCCAGATATGCTTGAGTGTATTCGCTCTGGCATTGATATGGAAAAAGAGAGCTTTGCTAAGGATGTTATGGAAACAGCAGACCTTGGCTTCTGTGAACTATTCGATTTTAAATGTGCAGCGACACGAACCTGCAATGCTTGGCTCATTGGTGGGCCTATCACTAAGAGCAAACAACGCATAGACATTATGCTAGACACAACGAAAGACTAACACATGGCGACTAAACCAGAAATGCCTGAATGGGAAGAACCCTCAGACAACGACAAGGAACTCACCGAATGGGTGGTCTCTCATTGTGAAAGGTGGCGTGACTACCGTGATACCAATTTCATGCGTGATTGGGAGGAGTATGAGCGTATCTTCCGTGGTCAATGGGCTGCTGAAGACAAGACACGAGACAGCGAACGCAGTCGTATCATCTCCCCTGCAACGCAACAAGCCGTTGAAACACGCCATGCTGAAATTGTAGAAGCCATCTTCGGTCAAGGAGAGTTCTTTGACATTCAGGACGACCTGAAGGATGTGGACGGTAATCCAATGGACGTAGAGGCTCTGAAGGCTCTCCTGATGGAAGACTTCAAGCGGGACAAGATTAAGAAAAGCATTGACCACATCGAGTTGATGGCAGAGATTTATGGTACAGGTATTGGTGAAATTGTCATTAAAGAGACAAAACAGCTAAAGCCTTCCACTCAGCCTATCCCCGGTGCTCAAGGAACTGCTGCTATTGGTGTCATTGAAGGAATGCGGATGAGCGTGGCTCTGAAGCCAGTAAACCCCAAGAACTTCCTTATCGACCCTAACGCTGAAACCATTGAAGATGCAATGGGCTGTGCAATTGAGAAATATGTCTCTATTCACAAGATTGTCGAAGGTATGGAAAAAGGTATCTACCGTAAGGTGAATATTGGAACCACCTATGACGACACAGAGCTAGAGCCAACACAAGAGATGGTTCAGTTTCAGGACGACAAGGTGAAGGTGCTCACCTATTACGGTCTTGTCCCTAAAGAATACTTGCTGAAGCTAGAAGAAGGTGAAGCAGAGGTAGTGGACTTGTTCCCTGAAGACTCTGTAGCCGATGACTACTCAGAGCTGGTAGAAGCCATTATTGTCATTGCTAATGACTCGATGCTCCTGAAGGCTGAAGAAAACCCCTACATGATGAAGGATAGGCCGCTAGTAGCTTATCAGGACGATACAGTGCCGGGACGCTTCTATGGGCGTGGAACGGTTGAAAAAGCCTACAATATGCAGAAGGCTATTGACGGGCAGCTCCGTGCTCATATGGACTCTGTAGCCCTTACAACAGCCCCTATGATGGGTATGGATGCTACACGGCTTCCACGAGGTGCTAAGTTTGAAATTAAGCCCGGTAAGAGCTTCNTGACAAACGGCCCTCCTGCCGACATCTTGTTCCCCTTCCACTTCGGTCAAAGCACACAGGATGCTCCAGCAGCAGCTCAGAACTTTGAGAGAATGTTGCTTCAGGCAACAGGAACAGTGGATAGTGCAGGTCTTCCCTCCAATGTGCCTCGTGAAGGCGGCTCTCAGGGAATGTCGATGGCGATGGCTGGAATTATCAAGAAGTACAAGCGTACCTTGGTGAACTTCCAAGAAGACTTTATGATGCCTTTCATCTATAAAGCTGCCTACCGCTATATGCAGTTTGACCCAGAGCGTTATCCGTCAGTTGATGTCACATTCATTCCAACTGCCACCCTTGGCATCTTGGCTCGTGAGTTTGAACAACAGCAGATGATTGGTCTCTTGCAAACGCTTGGCCCTAACACTCCTGTTCTCCCTGTCTTGCTTAAAGGCATCCTTGCTAACAGCAGCTTGTCGAACCGAGCAGAGCTTATGTCTACGCTTGAGCAGATGAGTCAACCTGACCCCAATGCAGCCCAAGCAGCACAGCAACAGCAAGAGGCAGCAGCAGCCCTCGCAGCAGCTCAAGTAGCTGACCTACAGGCAAGTGCAGCGTCTAAAGCAGCTGATGCTCAGAAGACACAGGTAGAGACACAACTTCTACCTGCCGAGCAGCAAGTGAAACTGGTAACAGCAGCTTCTACAAACCTAGATAACGATGCTGACTTTGCAAAGCGTCTGAAGCTAGCAGACATGATGCTGAAAGAAAAACAAGTTAATCTGAAGGAAGCCGACATTCTATCTAACGAACGAATTGCTCAGTTACAGATGATTAGAAAATAACAGAAAGGACGCTCCTACATGGACAAAGCGTTACAAACATATTACGAAGAAACATTCTCAATGATGGCTACCGAAGGGTGGAAAGCTCTCATTGAGGACTTTGAAAAGATTAAAACCTCTCTCAATGATGTTTATACGGTGAAGGACGAACAACAACTAAAGTTTCGCCAAGGCCAGTTGGACATACTTGATTTAGTTTTAAACCGCAAAGCGATGTGTGAAGAAGTGTATGAGGACATTGTAAATGAAACGAATATTTGAATTTCTTTGCGACAACTCACACATCACTGAACGGTATGTAGATGAAGCCATCCGAACTGACAGGTGTTCTACCTGCGGCAAGGATGCTTTACGGATTGTTTCTAAGCCACGTATTGCCCTCGAAGGCATTACAGGTGCTTTCCCCGGAGCAGCAGATGCTTGGGTAAGAAAGCGAGCAGAGAAACTTAAACAAGAACAGAAGACAGCCGCTGAATAGGCACAAGCTGGATTCATATTTAAATGTCCTAAAACCCATACGGGCAGGATGAAAGGTATACATGGCACTGATTGAACAAGAAGAACTGTCTAATGAGCAGTTTGATGATATTACGAAAACTGACTCTCAGAATGTAGAGGAAGTAGTAGCTGAAAAGCCGAAGATTCCCGATAAGTATTCGGGCAAGAGTCTGGAGGACATTGTGACGATGCACCAAGAAGCTGAAAAGCTCATTGGACGACAGGCACAAGAAGTAGGTGAAGTTCGCAAACTCGCAGATGAACTCATTAAACAACAACTCGCTCCGAAGCAACAAGAACCTGTACAAGAAAACGAATACGACTTCTTTGAAGACCCCCAGAAGGCGGTTCGCAATGCAGTAGATAAACACCCCGATGTGCTTGCCGCTAAACAAGCAGCACTCGAAATGAAACAGATGCGTACTCAGGAAATGCTTAACAAAAAGCACCCTGACATGGCAGAAGTAATTAAAGACGGAGAGTTTATTGAGTGGGTTAAGGCTTCGCCTGTGCGCTTAAATTTATATGCACAAGCTGATGCTCAATATGACCTGCAAGCTGCTGACGAGCTTCTTTCAACATTCAAACAGATTCGCTCTGTTAAAAGCCAACAAACTCGTGATGACGGACAACAAGTCCTAAAGCAGAACTTAAGAGCAGTTGGTGTAGACACAGGCGGTTCTGGAGAAACTTCACAGAAAGTGTATAGACGTGCTGACCTCATTCGGCTACGCATGACTGACCCCCGGAGGTATGAAGCCTTGTCTGACGACATTCTTGCTGCATACAACGAAGGAAGGGTTAAATAGTCGCCTACGGCTCCCTGCCGCTGGTGACATAATTAATTTTAAGGAAATTTAAATATGGCTCTCGGTACTGATAATGTCACAAAGACAACAGCAGCAAAGTTTATCCCCCAAATCTGGTCGGATGAAATTGTTGCTTCTTACCAGAAAAATCTGGTTCTCGCTAACCTCATCAAGAAGATGAGTTTCAAAGGCAAGAAAGGTGACACCGTTCACATTCCTGCTCCCATCCGTGGTTCTGCTTCTGCTAAAGCTGCTTCTACTCAGGTAACTCTGATTGCTGCAACTGAATTGGAAGTAATTGTCACTATCGACAAGCACTATGAATATAGCCGCTTGATTGAAGACATTGTGGAAACACAAGCATTGTCTTCCCTCCGTGCTTTCTACACTGAAGATGCTGGCTATGCCTTGGCTCGTCAAGTAGATAGCGACTTGGTTGCTTTGGGACGTGGTGTTCAAGGTGGTGGCGGTACTACTGCTTACTCCGGTGCTTTCTCCGGTGCTGACGGTACAACTGCTTATGTTGCTGCTGCTAACACTGGCTTGGCTGCAATCACTGATGCTGCTATCCGCCGTAGTATTCAACGTCTTGATGACGCTGATGTTCCTATGGACGGTCGCTTCCTCATTGTTCCTCCTTCCAGCCGTAACACCTTGATGGGTATTGCTCGTTTTACTGAGCAAGCCTTTGTTGGTGAAATGGGTTCTAGCAACACCATCCGTAACGGTGAAATCGGTAATGTTTATGGCGTTCCTGTGTTCGTCACCAACAACGCTGATACCACTTCCGGTAGCACTGCTTGCCGTATTGCATTGATGGGTCATAAAGACTTCGCTGTGCTTGCAGAGCAAATGGCTGTCCGTTCACAGACTCAGTACAAACAAGAATACCTCGGTACTCTGTTCACTGCTGATACCTTGTACGGTGTTAAAGAGTTGCGTGATGGCGCAGCTGTTGCATTGGCTGTACCAGCCTAAGCGACAAGAGGGGAGAGTCTCAAAAGGACTCTCTCCTTTTTAGAGGGCTTTTACTAAAAGCGTTCCATAAAGGAGAACCTATGAAATTTAAATGTAAACACACCGGACAGATTTACGAATATTCTTCAGAACAAGACATTATCGAGATGCTAAAGCATGACGAATATTCTGCTGTAACAGAAGAACCTGTTGTTGAAAAACCTGTAAAACAAGCCAAAAAGAAGGAAACAGCTCTTGAAACTTTGTTATAAATGTAAAGAGTTAAAAGAATTCGCTGCATACGGGAAAAACAAAAGTAGAAAAGACGGATGTGCTGACGAGTGCAAAGAGTGCAAGAGAACAATGGATAATGCGTATGCTGTTAAAAATAGAGATAAAGTAAAACAACGTGCATCTATTTGGTATTACGCAAACTTAGATAAAGCAAGAGCGTCCAATAAAACATATAACAGTTTATGGGTAAGAATAAATAAAGGTAAGAACTGTGCAAAAGCAAGTAACTATCGAACACGTAAGTTAAATGCTTCTCCTCCTTGGTTAACTGAGGAAGACTATAAAAACATTCAGACAGAATATTTATTAGCTCAGTGGACTTCAAGTGTAATGAACTCGCAGTATCATGTAGACCATATTGTTCCACTTCAAGGAAAGAAAGTATGCGGTTTACACGTTCCGTGGAACTTGCAGGTAATTCCTGCTATAACAAACATACAAAAGGGGAATAGAATTGTTCTGTGATTTTCCAAAACACAAGCATCTAAAATGCACAATCTATCGTGGTGTCGGTGGTGGAGGAGATGCCACATCAGATATTGAAGTGAGTACCATTGCTGGTTACACAGCAGCGGCTACAGTTCAAGCAGGGCTTGCAGAGACATCTGCCACTAATGCAAACACTAGTGCAACAAACGCAGCTACTAGCGCAGCAGCTGCGAGCACCTCTGCAACAGGTGCAGCGTCTTCTGCTGCGTCAGCAACTAGTTCAGCTAGTGCTGCCTCATCCAGTGCTTCAGCGGCCTCTACAAGTGCCTCTAATGCCTCCACAAGTGCATCGGCAGCATCTACTAGTGCTACAGCTGCTGCTGCATCAGCTTCTACAGCTACAACACAAGCATCTAATGCTTCGACAAGTGCAACCAACGCTGCAACATCAGCTTCAACAGCTACCACACAAGCAGGGATAGCAACAACTCAAGCAACCAATGCTGCTACAAGCGCATCTGGAGCTTCTACATCGGCTACTAACGCTTCTAACAGCGCAACTAGTGCTTCTGGGTCAGCTTCTACAGCTACAACACAAGCATCTAACGCTTCAACAAGTGCATCAGCAGCCTCGACCAGTGCTTCTAACGCAGCGACATCAGCCACCAATGCTGCTAACAGCGCAACATTAGCTGCAAGCTACACACCGTCACAGACAGGCAACTCAGGTAAGTTTCTAACTACTGACGGAACAGCAACCTCTTGGGGCGTTGTAACAAGTAACCCCGGCACAGTGACATCAGTTGCTGCAACAGTTCCTTCTTTCCTGTCAGTGGCAGGAAGCCCAATAACAAGCTCAGGAACCCTTGCTATTACGTTGTCAGGCACGGCTTTGCCAGTGGCTAATGGAGGTACAGGAGCTACAACAGCAACTACAGCCTTTAATGCTCTTGCTCCTTCTCAGGCTACAAACTCAGGTAAATATTTAACTACTGACGGAACTAACAGCAGTTGGGCAACAGTTGTTTCAGGTGCTTCAATTAGCAACGACACAACAACGTCTACAAACCTGTTTCCCATCTTTGCAAGCGTTACAACAGGTGTCCCAACAACTGTATATACAGGAAATACAAAGCTCCTTTATAAGCCTTCAACTGGTGAGCTTCAAAGCACAGCAATGGTGTCCTCTAACGGCATCACAGTGAATGCAAATACGGTGGCAGAAAACTACACCATTGCAGCAACCAACAACGGCATGAGTGCTGGCCCNGTAACGGTAAATNNTGGAATNACNGTGACAGTCTCAAGTGGCAGCACTTGGGTNGTCGTANAAGGAACAAACATGACAATCACAATTAACGGGTCAGGTACGGTTACAGGCATTACCGCTGGTGGGCTTCCTGATGCCATCATTACTCAGCCTGAATTGGCTNCTNANGTNGNAGGTANNGGCCCTGCGTTTAGTGCATACCTAAATTCTACACAATCGTTTACTGGTGGTGTTTGGACAAAAGTTCAACTTAACGCCGAAGAATGGGACACTAACAGTAATTTTGATTCATCTACTAACTATCGTTTTACTCCAACAGTGGCTGGATATTATCAAGTTAACTGTCAAGCACAACCTGTTAGTACTTTTTCTGGTGCTAATTTAGTATCAATTTATAAAAACGGGTCGCAATATAAAAGTGCGTATTTGAGTACATTCGGAATACCTACTTTATCAGCAATGGTTTATTTAAACGGCTCTACAGATTACATTGAGTTATACACAAACCTTGGGACATCTCAAAGCATGACCGCTAGTAGCGTANNTGTCTATATGTCTGGTTTTTTAGCTAGGGCAGCATAATGACAATTTACGAAAAAATCAAAGCACTTTACCCAGAACTCACAGATCGTGATTTTTTGACTGTAATCACGCTTCAGAACGATAGCGATGGCAAAGGCGACTACATAGCCAAGTGGGAACACCCNACCTATGCACGACCAACACAGGAGCAATTAAATGGGAGTTAAACTCGCAGCGGCAAGCGGTGGAAGCATCGAACTTGTCCCAACAAACACAGCAAGCACCTTTACGGTGACTGTTCCTGCGGTGACGGGAACTATGCTGACAACGGCTTCGGCTGGTACTGTTTTGCAAGTGGTTAATGCTACTTATGCAACTTATGGGTCAACTACATCAACATCGTATGCTGACACAGGATTAACTGCATCGATTACACCAACAAGTTCATCTAACAAGATTTTGGTTATTGTCTCATTAAGTGGTGTAGGTAAAAGCGGATTTAATACAGGCCCTAAATATCAATTAGTTAGGGGTGCTACTGCAATACTTGGTATTGATAATGGAGCGGGGTTTACTAATTCAACTGCATTTAGTATTTGTTCTGCTACAGCAAATTATTTAGATAGTCCAGCAACTACATCCGCTACTACATACAAAGTGCAATATGGCATTGATGTTTCAGGTGGGACGGCTTACATAAACTATAGTTTAAATAATGTTACTACTTCAACAATTACCCTCATGGAGATAGCAGCATGAATAAGCACCAAGCAATTTACGCTGTTGTTCCTACGGCTGTTGTTATCCGTGGCGATGAAGCCTTTGACGCTGCTGGCAACCCTGTCCAATACAGCGAGGCTGCTGTGCAAGCCTACATAGATGCCAACGCATATAAAGACAAACGTGCAGCGGCATACCCATCAATTGCAGACCAACTTGACCTACTGTACCACGGTGGCATGGACACTTGGAAGGCAGCAATCACAGCGGTAAAAGAGGAGTTTCCAAAATGACCACATCAATATCTGGAACTGGCGGTGTTACGTTTCCTGATGCTTCTGTACAAGCAAGTTCCCAAGTTGGAATGAAAAACCGGATTATTGATGGTGGGTTTATTATTAACCAGCGTGGTTATACATCCGGCACATCTTTGGCATCAGGTACTTATGGGCATGACCGCTGGAAGGGTGGAGCATCCGCAGGTACTTACACATTTACCCAAGGCGCATTAGGTGTAAACACAACCATTACCATCACGGCAGGAAGCATCATTCAAGTGGTTGAGGGCTGTAACCTACCTGAAGGCGGTACTTATGTGCTGTCTTGGACAGGCACTGCACAAGGGCGTTTGAATGGCGGCACTTATGGTTCTAGTGGAACTGTAACGGTTACAGGTTGGGTTGCTGGCACTAATTTAAACGTGGAATTCAATACAGGCACTTGCGGAAATGTTCAGCTTGAAAAAGGCAGCACAGCCACATCGTTTGACTATCGGCCTTATGGGACGGAGTTGATGTTGTGTCAGCGGTATTATGAAAAGTCGGATTTTCTAAACATCTGGTCTGGTTATGTAATAAATGGTAGTGCATTTTTTTCTAATGTTTTTTATAAAGTAACAAAAAGAACGGCAGGTACGATTACACCTACAGCAGCTACAACATTAAATTTCGGAGGTTCAGCAGCAACAAATGGCTCAGGTGTTGATGGAGTAGAGATTTATATGATTGCTAACAATACAGCATACGGATATTTTCAATTTAGTTGGGTAGTTTCTTCGGAGTTATAAAATGTATAAATTACTATTAAACCCTCTTACTGGCAATCCCAATGACATTGTTAAGCGTATTGCTGACAATGCTTTTATTCCATTTGCTGAAGGCAACACAGACTACCAAGCCTATCTAGCTTGGCTTGCTGAAGGCAACACACCACTACCTGCGGACGAGAGTTCGCCTTCGGCTCCTGAGGTCTCCCCATGACAGCAGATGAACGTTCAGAACTAATAGCAGACCTAACAGCAGCCTTAAAGAACTCAGCCCACCTCTCTGATGAAGAACAGCAATGGGTGAGACTAGCCATTAAGAAAGAAGCTCAGAGCATTAAGCTAAGAGAAGCCATCATTGAGAAATCACTTGTTGGTTTAGTATGGATGGGGCTGGTAGGTATACTGTATATACTAAAAGAGTTTTTATTCGCACACGGAATTAAATAAAGGAAACATATGAAAGCAATGCCCATGCGTGGTCAACGTACCGCTACAAACAACAAACGTAAGAAACCAGCTCCTGCTCCAAAGCCTGTAGCACCTAAGAAGAAATACTAATGGCACTCCCAACTTTCCTATCACTAGTGAATGATGTTCTTGTTCGCTTGCGTGAGCCAGAAGTTACCACTGTCAACGAGAATGTTCTGTCCAAGCTGGTCGGTAAGTTTGTAAACGATGCTAAACGACAAGTTGAAGACAGCTATGATTGGAACGCTCTCACAACAACGCTGACAGCTAACACCTCTGATGGCATCTTCAACTACGCCCTCGTAGGTACAGGGTCTCGCTTTAAAGTTATTGAGATTTATAACAATACAAATCGCTATCACTTAGAAAGCCGTGACGCTATTAGCATGACTCAGAGCTTCTTAAGCTCTCCAAACCCTCAAAAGGGTGCTCCTAACTATTTCAACTTTAACGGTGTAGATAGTAACGGAGACACACAGGTTGATTTGTTCCCTATTCCTGACGGTGTATATCAAATCTTCTTTAACATCTATCAGCCACAGAATGAGCTGACAACTGACGCAGCTACAATGATTGTTCCTAAAGAACCTGTCATTCTGTTAGCCCTTGCTCGGTCGTTAGTGGAACGTGGTGAAGACGGTGGCTTAACCAATAGCGAAGCATACGGAATGTTTAAGAGTGCATTGGCAGACTACATTGCAATTGAGAACAGTCGTTATAACGAGCTAGACAGCTGGAATTGGGCATGACACAGCAAATACAAACTTATAGCATTACAGCTCCCGGCTTCTTTGGACTAAACACACAAGACAGCAGCTTAGACCTAGCTTCTGGTTTTGCTCTTGTTGCTAATAATGCAGTGATTGATAAGTTTGGTCGTATTGGTGCTCGTAAGGGCTGGTCTCCCCAGAACACAGCTTCAGGGGCTTTAGGCACAGCTGTTATTCGGACAATTTCTGAACACATTGACGATGCTGGTGTTTCTTATACACTAGCCTTCGGTAATAACAAGCTGTTTAAACTTGATGCTGGTGCTCTTGTAGAAATGACCTATGGAGGCGGTGGTACGGCTCCAACCATTACAGGAGACAATTGGAGCGTGTGTCATCTAGGAGGAGCAGCATACGCCTTCCAACGAGGACATGACCCATTAGTCTTTGATTCTGCATTCTCAACCACAACCTATCGCCGTATTAGCGAAGTTTCAGGGTATAATGGGGCAGTACAGCAAGCCAACTTCGCTATAGCTGCTTTTGGTCGTGTATGGAATGTAGACACAAACACAGATAAGAGCCTTATTCAGTGGAGCGATGTCGTACACCCTGAGAAATATGCAACAGGAAGTGCTGGAACATTAGATACAACAACTGTGTGGCCTAACGGTAATGACACGGTGGTAGCTCTTGCTACGCACAATGACTTCTTATTCATTCTAGGCACTGAGAATATATTAGTATATTCAGGAGCTTCTAATCCATCAACAATGGTGCTGTCTGATACAGTTACAGGCATTGGCTGTATTGCTAGGGATAGTGTCCAGAATACAGGTACTGATGTCATCTTCTTGTCTAAAACAGGTGTACGAAGCATTCTCCGAACCATACAGGAAAAGAGTGCTCCATTTAGAGACCTCAGCAAGAATGTCCGTGACGATTTGATGCGAGCTTTAGATGGTGCTGATTTAAGCCTCGTAAAGAGCGTATACAGCCCCTTAGAGAGCTTTTATCTGCTGTCTGTACCCTCCCTAAGCATTGTCTATTGTTTCGACCTAAAACAGAGCTTACAGGACGGTAGCGCACGGGTTACAACATGGGACTCAATGACTCCTGCTTGTTTCTGTAGTCGTAGGGACGGAAGTCTCTTAATCGGTAAGGCTGGCTTTATTGGTAAGTACACAGGCTACTTCGACAACACAACTAGTTATCGGTTTCAATACTTTACTAACCACACCGACCTTGGTGCTCCTTCTGTAACTACCATTCTGAAGAAACTATCGACAGTGGTTATTGGCGGTAGCGACCAGTTTGTGACAATTAAATGGGGCTACGATTTCACAGGTAATTATTACGCACAGAACGTAAAGATTGCTTCTCAGCAAGTTTATAACTATGGAGTAGCTGAATACAACATTGCTGAATATTCTGACGGTGTAGCTCTACAAACTCTTGTAGCCTACCCAACAGGAGGAGGCAAGGTAGTTCAAACAGGGTATGAGGCTGACATCCAAGGAAGCCCCCTGAGTATACAGAAGATTGAGATACACGCCAAAAATGGCAAGATTGTTTAATGTCTTTATTTCTAAAACTTGTCGAGCAAGGTAAACAATGCAATGCTTGTTTGCAACATCTTTCTTTATCTGAGTTTTCTAAAAACTTAGCTTCTAAAGACGGTCTTCAGTATAAATGCCGTTCATGCGATATTGCATATCAAAAAGTACGGAGAGAAGCAAATAAAGATACTGTGTTAAATTACAGCAGGGCATATCAAAAGAATAAGCGTAAAAACTTTGAATATAGATTGCAGATGCTTTTAAATGCTTCTAAACAACGTGCAAAACTTAAAGACAGGGAACATTCTATAACTCTTGACGATATTAAAGAGCTATATCCAGTAGACGGAAAATGTCCTGTTTTTGGTTTTGATTTAGAATTTAATACCGCAGGATTTAGAGAAACAAGTCCAAGTATCGATAGGATTGATTCAGATAGAGGCTATACAAAAGATAACATACAAATTATCTCTTGGAAAGCAAATAGATTAAAAGCATACGCTACTGTTGAAGATTTAGAAATCTTAGTAGCTTTCTTAAAACAAGGAGAATAAGATTGACAAATTACACAAAGAGCACTAATTTTGCATCTAAGGACAGTTTAGCCACTGGCAATGCCCTAAAGATTGTCAAAGGCACTGAGATTGATGCAGAGTTTAATAACATTGCAACGGCTGTAGCTACAAAGGCTGATAGCTTGTCTCCCACCTTTACAGGTACTCCTGCTGCTCCTACAGCTGCTGTAGGTACAAACACAACACAACTAGCGACAACAGCTTTTGTTATTGCTAGCGTTGCTCCGGCAGGAACCGTTATGATGTGGGCCTTAGGAACAGCTCCTACAGGCTTCTTGATGGCTAACGGGTCAGCTGTTAGTCGTTCAACATATGCAGCTCTATATGCTACTATTGGAAATACGTTTGGAGCTGGTGATGGAAGTACAACCTTCAACCTACCAAACTTTGTCAATAGGTCTCCTATTGGTGCAGGTAACTTATACAATGCAAATAGTCAATTAGGCTCTAAAGATGCTGTAGTAGTCTCACATACTCACACAGCCTCTGATTCAGGCCATTCGCACACCTACGTTAACACAGGTTCTCGCCTAATTAACCAAGGCGGAGGAGACCTAGCCTCTGTAGCCACTCCGGGCAGCACAGTATCTACAGGGGCAGCATCCGCTGTGGTTTCTATCTCCACAGTAGGCTCATCAGGCACAGATGCAAACCTACACCCTTCTCTTGGCATCTACTTCATCATTAAAACTTAAGCGCAAGGACATATAAATGTTACCATTACTTTTAGGAGCAGGTGCTAGTCTTCTTGGCGGTTATCTGCAAGGGGAAAGCAACAAGAGCGCAGCTAACACACAAGCTAACGCACAGCTAGAGGCTGCCCGTATAGCAGCAGATGCCCAACGCTTTCGACCTGTAGGGGTTACAACAGCCTTTGGTAAGAGCAACTTCGGTACAGATGCTCAAGGGAATTTAACCTCAGCAGGTTACACCCTTAGTCCTGAACTAGCAGCACAGCGAGATGCTTTCTTAGCACAAGCTGGTGGGTCTGGCATGGACATGATTCAGCAGGGGCAGCAAGCAGGTCAAGGACTATTTAACCTTGGTCAAGGCTATCTAGCCACCTCTCCAGAGCAAGCAGCTCAGAGATATATGCAGAATCAACAAGCCTTGCTTGCTCCTAGCAACGACATGGCATATGCACGGCTACAGCAGAACTTACAGAATACAGGCCGTGGAGGTTTATCCATTGCTCAGGGTGGTATGCTTGGAGCAGCTAACCCAGAGGCTCAAGCCTATTATAACGCCTTGGCACAGCAGAACCTTGGTCTTGCAGCAAACGCACAGGCAGAAGGACGTGCAGCTACTCAGTTTGGACAAGGACTGTTAGGTGCTGGTATCGACTTAACCTCTCAAGCATATAACCCCTATAAGACACAGTTTGGCTTGGCTCAGAGCCTTGAAACAGCTGGTCAAGGAGCTTTGGACATTGGTAGTGCCTTGGGTGGTCGTGCTGCTCAGGCAGGGGCTAATGTTGGTCAGACATTATATTCAGGTGGAACAGCGGCAGCAGCTTCAATGGCAGCAGCTAATAAGGCTAACCCTTGGGCAGATGCCATCTCAGGTGCAGCAGGGAATAAACAGCTAATGTCAGGTGTTAAGAACCTGTTTGGCGGAGGGAGTACTGGTACTTTTACAGCTGACCCCGGTGCTTATGCATTTGGCACAAACTATTGGGACTAAGGAATAAATATGACTGATATTGTAAAAGGACTATTCGGATATACCCCAGAAGAACTAACACAGCAACGAGCAGACCAGCTTAATACACAAGCTAGTGCCTTTGCTCAGATGTCTCCAGAGGCTAGAGCTTCTTATTCCCTCTATCGTGGTGGAAACCAGCTTGCAGGAGCTGTTGGTGGTATGCTTGGTGGGCAAGACCCTCAGATGAAGAAGTCTGCTGACTTACAGGGCATCCTACAAGGCGGTGACTATAACACGGTTGAAGGTGCAACAGCTATGGCTAAACAAGCAGCAGCTCTTGGCTATGGCGCTGAAGCACAGCAGATGTATGCTAAAGCAGCTGAATTGCAGAAAGCAGCATCAGAAGCGAAACTCAAAGAAGCACAGGCTGGCTACTACACCAACAGAGGTGAAGCAGCTATGAAGAAGGCTAAAGAAGGCGGTGCAGGTGGTATTGGTAAGGTNAATCCCGGTTTATATACAGCAGAAAGCGTACAAGCCTACGCTGATTCTATAGACTCAGGAACACCTGATTATTCACTATTAGTTCCTCGTAACCCTATTGCTAAAGCACAGGCACTATCTCCAGCAGGTAAGCAAGCAAGTGAAGAAGGTCTTGCTCCCGGCTCTCCTGAGTTTATTGCTCGTATTAAAGTAATTAACGAAGCTAAAGGAGACAAGCCTCTTGCTCCTGCTCTTGTCAAAGATGCAGCAGATACAGCACAAAAGATAGCCTCTTTACAGGCTTCAGGTGCTAAACTTGATGTGCTTATACCAACTATTCAACAGATGGATTTAGGTCTTGTATCTAATTTCTTCCGTAGCGGAGCAGCTGCTCTTGGTATTAATACAGAAGACAGAAATAAGTTTGATGCGCTTAAGCGTACAGTGTTGGGTGAAGCTAATAAACTTTTGTTACTGGCTAAAGGAACTCAAACTGAAGGCGATGCACAACGTGCTTATGACCAGATTGTTTCTTCTGATACATGGAAAAATGCAGATGCTCTAACATATGCTTTAACAGACTTACAGAATACACATAAAGCTGCTATTACTGAGCTGCAAGCACGACAAAGTGTTGTTACGCAAGGAAACAAACCAGCAAGTCAGCTTAAAACTACTCCAGCACCTGCTGCTCAACCAGCAGCTACAAAGGACTACGCAGCAGCTTTTGAACGAGCTAAAGCAGCAAATCCAGCATGGAGAGGATTCACTCTTGAACAGTTTATAGCCAAAGCTAAAGCAGACGCAGCTAAAGCTAAGGGTCAATAAAGGAAATACATGGCTACTACATACTCAACAAGAGAACAAGCTCTTGCTGGCTTAACAAAGCAAAAAGACGAAGCTCGTATTGCCTTGAATAAAGCCATTAAAGAAAAGGGCCTTACTGATAGTCGTGATATTATTAAACTTCCTGAATTTAAAAAGATGGAAGAAATAGATATACAGCTACGTGGTGTAGGGACATTAGGTGAAATTGGTACAGGACTAATGAGCACTGTTATCGGAGGACTTACAGGAATTCCTGACCTAGTGTCTCCAGCTCTTAACTTTGCAAAGAACAGGTTGTTCTCTACAGGTTCCCAGTATCCAGACATTCCACAGCTATACCCTAAAGCTATGGCAGCAGCGGGTGTTCCTTCAGAGCCTACCTCTAAACAAGCTGCACCAGCCTTCTATGGCCCTGATGTGGCATTGGGTGCTTATGGTATTGCTTCGTTGTTAAAGAGTGGTTTTCAAGGTGCTAAGAGCTTTTTAAAAGACCGTAAACTAAAAGCATTTGAAGCCACATTACCACCTGATGAAGCTAATTTTTTCAGAGAGTTTATGCTAAAAGGTCAGGGAAGTTCTGACCCTCGGATAGCTGCTATTTTACAGAAACTTGCTGGAAACCCTGAGTTTGCTGAGACATTCTCTGTATTACAAGCAGGAGCAGCTAAAGCAGCAACAGCTGGTATGGCTCCACGACCAAGCAGATTGTCTCCAGAAGAAGCTACTAAAGGGCTTATTACAGGGGTACAGGATAAACTAGCTGCTCTTAAAAAGGCACGAGCTGATGCAGGTGAAGCAGCTTTCTCTAAAATTGCTCAAAGAGAACTTGAACTAGGAGGAGACAGGGGAATTGTAGACACTACAAATACATTGAAACAAGTAAGAGAATTAAAAGCAAGGTTTGCTGATGGTCTAACTGAAAGCTCTAAGAAAGCTGTAAATTTCTTACAGACTATTGAAGATACTCTCACATCTAATAACAAACTTACAGTACAGCAGACACAATCTATTTTACATGAGTTTGGAGTTCGAGCAGCAAAGGGTGAGAGTCTTGTAAATGACCTAGCTATCTCTGACCAGAAAGTCATTGCAGCTACTATCTTTGGTGGGATGAAAGATGACCTAAGAGCATCAGCAGCCTTAACTAAGGATGTTAATGACCAAAAGTCTATTGGTAATTTAATTAGTGCTCGGAAGCAAATTAAAGATGCTTCAGAAGCATATACAACTGCTATTTCACAGGGTATGCCTTCATTCCTTCAGAATAAGTCACTTGCTGAAATTTCACCAGAAGAATTGAGTAAAGTATATTCGTCTCTAACACCAACTCAACAGAATGTTTTTAGAAGCTATGTCGGAGATACAAAGAAAGAAGCATTACAGTTTTTAGATAGAAATACGTATACTTCCTTTATTGAAAAAGCAACTAAACAACTACCAGACGGAACTCGTGGTGTAGATTTAGGAGAAATGGCAAAGAACTGGGCTACATTGAGTCCTTCTGATAAGAACGCACTGGCTGCTGCTTTAGGGCAAAATGTCAATGAGTTTAGTTCACGAATGAAAGATGCTCTTATTTTTAGTCGTAGAATGAGTGTAAGTCAACCTGTAGCAGAATCAGTAGCAGGTATTGAAACAGTTGGTAAAGACCTTGCTAGGGCAGGTGGTGTTGCAGCTGGTTATTCTGTGTATCAGGGTATTCAACT